CACTGGCACTTTAGTATAACCAAACAAAGAAGCTATATTGGACACCGCATTAGCAGCTACAGAAGTTGCAGTCATAAAAGGTCCAATAACTGGTGTTTTAGAGAGTAAACCCGTTGCTCTAGCTATAGCACTAGCTGGTTTACTTACTACTCCCTTACCATACTCAGTACCACTTTGCACAGCAAGCGATACCGTAAGTCCAGATAATTCTACATTTTCTGCCCAAGCATACATTTGTATATCCACAGATGTTCCAACTGTACCATTAGCAGATTTCAGAGTAGTCAAGCCTCTAATTGATATTCTGCCCATATCCTGTAATTCAGATGCAGAAGTCAGAGGTAACCATTCCCTGTGATATATAAAAGGGAGATTCATTTCACCACCCTCACAACTCTGTGGGTAAACATTAAAACTGGGTCTTTGCGAAAAACTAACCAATTGGTCGCTATTGCCATCAACAAATGCTGAATTATAAGTTGAATGCAAGGGAGCGTAAGAATATTGAATAGCTGAGTAGTAAAAAGGGGAAGCGTTAACTACAACTTTTAAATGTAAATCACAACGAATAAAAGAATAATTATCTATCTTTTTCTTAATGGAAGTGTGATTAAAAAACAAATGCCAGGGAAAGATATTATCATCGGCAATTGTACCTATAGCAACATTTTGTGTGTCAATTAGTACTGGTCTGGATAAAAATTTGCCTATATCTGAATTATTAGATGATGTTGGTTTATATAATGAATGAACAGTTTCAGTTAAAACTGTACCTGTTTCTTCATTGTCATCAAAGACAACATTCACTTGTTCTACTGTTGAATCATCGGTAACAGGATGAACATCTATACCAGATTGGGGTTGATAATTGTTTGCAGTACAATCATCTAAAACTATATCATTGTCATAGCAACAATTGCTAGAAAATATAAAAGTGACTACATTTTTTGGTAATGTTGTCAAAACCTTTAATGGGGAAAAAGTTCCCATAACGTCATGGACAAATAGTCCCACACCTTTACCACCCGTAGGTAAACTTACTATCATAAGTCTCAGTCTATATACCCATATTACGTTGTTACATATGGACGTTCTGTTATATATAAACATCTGTGTGGACACAAGTGCTTCACTTGTGAGTTTGATATTTTTTAATTGTCATATGAATAAGGACGATATATTCATATTGTTTATAGAGTTTAAAAATAAATAAAAATTTCTCTTTGTCTGTAAGACAGTGTACATTAGTACAATCAAATGGATCCATTTTTCAATAAAATTGAAACAGAAGACTAGCACAGCTAGTTGGATCACTTCTTTTATCATTCTAATTAATTTGTTTTTGATAGGTCTTGATCTGATATAATCCATCAATATTGCTTTTCCATGTGATGATATCAAGTAGCACATCTGATAATATATAATAGATCCGCATGATATTAACCAAATCATTCGAATATACATAAAAGGATCACCTGGGGGCGTACCATTATTGTGTAGTTCCGAAACTGACATAACATTTTCATACTCGGACACTTTATTGAATAAACACACTCCACTTTGGGGAGCAAAACATTCATCATAAGACAAACATTTACTCGAGCTCTTCATGTATCGTATAACTAGATCATCGTATGTAGGAAAAGTATCTTTATTCACATAGTCTTCCCATCCAAGTTTTCCTATCAAGTCTAATAACATAGGCCTTTTTTCTTCAAAAACTTGCTTTCCATAGAAGAAATATTCTTGTAGTGCTGTACATAAGACAGATACACCTTGATACTCTTCTGTGACAGATTTGGACTTTACCCAAACCATTAGCATTTTCTCTATGGAATCATGATCCAATGGACCTAATCTACATTTCATATCATCGTCATATCTCCATGTTCGCTTTAGAAACGATGCATCATCAATATGTATATACGGTACACTCTCAGCTTCTTTATCCGCCATGGTGTATATGATACCTATATTGGCAAAAGTTTTAGCAATAGACGTATGATTAAACCAATCGCAATCTGCATGTACTGACATAATATTGTCATCACCATATGTCATCAATGCAACTTTTTCGCCGAAAGATAGTACTTCATTCTCAGGGTTTTGAATGTAATAGTTGTATCTCATTCTCAATGAATTGACAATACTATTCAAAACAACGGTTAATGGATTTCCAGAGGG